TGTGTGAATAATCTAAATATTTGTGTCAGTAGATTTTTTTCATTGTCTGATAAGTCTTGCCAATCTTTTACATCTGTATGTAAAGGTACAGACTCAGGCATCCAATGCATTTGATTTTGTAAAAAGTAGTAATCGAACATCCAAGGATATTCAAAAGGTTTGTAGTATTCTCTAGTTGTTAATAAACTCATTCATCCTCCTCTGTAAAATATGTGTTTAAAACTTCAAGCTTGTCATGGTAATCTGCCATATATCCAAGTTCTTTTTCCATAGTTTCCATAATATCAGAATGCTCTCCTACTCCGACACTTTTATGTAGATAGTTTTCTACATTCATTCTATGTTTATGTAATTGTCCTGTAAAGTATTGTCTTAATACATCAATACTTATGTTTCTAAAATCATCCATTATGCCTCCTTGTCTAAATTCCACTTAGCTCTTTTTTCATAGTTAGGTTTAGATATTTTATTCCAAAACCTTCTTCTTTCTGTATCGCTTTTTAAATTAACATACCACTTATGTCCATCTCTTTCAGCATCTAAAAATATGGCTCTTGTAAAAAGTAAAGGTATTATTATAGAGCAATGTATAGCAAAAGATAAAATACTATTGTAGCCATACCAACCTAAATAATAAGTTGCTACTAATCCAAAAAAGAAAGACCATACTGTAAATAGTATTAAAGTAAAGTAAGCTTGAATAGATGGTTCAGGAATATATTTAAGTGGATTATATCTATTATCCATAACTAACTTCCAACACTCATCAATCCAAAACATAAATTGTAATATTTTATTTTTCATCCTTGTCCTCTATATTTTTTAAAACTTCTTCTATAATTTTTATTCATGGTAGAAGTTGCTAAATTTCTTCTACCTTGACTTGTTTTCTTACCTCTAACACCTGTAACTGGTGTGTGACTATTTGTTGTACTCCACTTAGCTGCCATTATCCCTCACAACTTATACATTCAACCTCATCTAATTTAATACGAGGTACTTTAATATTTACATTTTCTGTAGACCTTGCAGCATTAGACCTAAAGTAATACAATGATTTTAACTTATGCATACCATACCAATGAACATCATTTATGTATTGTATGTATTCATTATGCACATCTTGGTCAGCTGTAGCACTTGGTAAATCAAAAAATAGATTTACACTTTGAGCTTGACATATAAACTCTTGTCGTTTGTAAGCATGTTCAACAACCCATATCTGATTTATTTCACTTGCTGTTTTAAATACTTCTTTTTCATTATCTGTAAAAATATCTATGCTTTGTATTGAACCTTCATTCGCAGATATTTCTTTCCAGAGTTTTTCTTTCTTCTTTTTAGAAAGTTTCTTTTTATTTATAACTTTGTCTAAATATCTATTTTTAACTTGATAAGTACCTGATAAAGTTTTGTGTGTATATATGTTAGCCCTATATGGCTCAATCGAAGGAGATGTCCCACCACAAATAATACTAGAAGAGGCATTAGGAGCAACAGCGATAAGATGAACATTCCTAACATTACTAGAACCTGCATCAGGGCATGACCCACGCATGTCTGCCAAGTCTTGAGTTGCTTTAGTAGCTTTACTGTTAATGTGTTTAAACAGTCTATAGTTAATTCCTGTTGCTTCCATACCCTCAAAAGGTACATTTTTAGATTGTAAATAGGCATGAAAACCCATTGCTCCAAGACCGATTGACCTTTCTCTGTATGCTGAGAAGGCTGCTTTTTGATAACCTTCTTTTTCTTCTTTGATGTAGTTTGTAAATCTTTTGTAGTTGGCATTATATTCTCCTAGTTCTTCTATGTCTACAATGTTTTCTATAAAATGTTGAATGACATTATCCAACATTGTTATTAAGTCTGATATAAAAAGTTTATTATCTTTCCATTCATCAAACTTTTCTAAATTTACACTAGACAAACAACAAACTGCTGTTCGTTCTTCATTAGTAGCTAGTGTTATTTCAGAACATAAATTACTTTGTTTTATTTCTAAGCCTAAATCTTTTTGACTTTTTGGTAAATGTTCATTACAAGTATCTATGTTTATTAAATATGGTTCTCCTGTTTCTGCTCTAGCATTTATGAGTTGCCACCATAAAGAACGAGCATTTATAGTCTTTACAGGTTGTTTTGTTTTAGGGTCAATCAATCTCCAATCTTCATCATTTTTTATAGCTTTTAAAAAATCATTAGTGATGTTTACACCATTATGTAAATTTAAACATTTTCTATTTATATCTCCACCTGATTCTTTTCTCATATTTAAAAATTCTTCTATCTCTGGATGAGATACATCTAAATATGCAGCATAAGAACCTCTTCTTGTAACACCTTGATTAAAGGCTAACATTTGTGAATCAACTACATGCATGAATGGTATGCAACCAGTAGACTTACTGCCATTAGAAGTAGATACCCCATTGCTACGCAAATCCCCCCAATATCCACCGATGCCTCCACCTGCACTTGCCAACCATATATTCTCGTCATAGTGAGCAGACAAACCAACCCTACTGTCAGGTACATAATTAAGAAAACAGCTGATAGGTAAACCACGACTCGTTCCCCCATTACTAAGGATAGGAGTGCTAAACATGAACCAATGTAGGGAACTGTAGTCATACAATCGTTGAGCCAATTCAAAATCCGTGTTGTTTTTATATGTTGCTGCAAATACTGCAGCCCTTGCCAAAGCCTCTTGAGCATGTGTTTCCTCCTTCCAAAAATATCTATCTCTCAATGTATCTAAACTAAACTTATCTAGCTTAGACTCTCTGTTATAATCTATTGTAATACCTAAGTATTCTTTTCTTCCAACTTTATCCATATTATTAATTTAAATAATTTTTATCATTATCTCCTTTTAAAAATTTTTCTTCTTCATCATGTACATATAACATGATTATAGCATAGTGTAATATTTTCATTAAGTCTTTTCTATTCTTACCATCTTTATTACCATATCGTTTAGCATACTTCATAATATTACCAATACAAAATCCCTCTCCATGTCCAGAGTCGATGATAACATCAGTAGCTTGGTATTTATCTGTAGCATAGTGTTGTCCATAAGTATCGTAAATATAATTTTTTAGTTCTTCTATTAACTCATTTTCATTAAACTTATACATTTAAACCTCCTACTATATCTTGTAATGTTATGTTAGGATTTTTCTTAACTTGTTTATAAAACCATCTTAATGAGTAGGCACTTAACATAAATCTATTGTTAGCATATATGTGTGTTTGCTCTGGTAAAAACTCTTTTAGATTTTTCATAGTAATTTTATTAACATCTTCTCCATCTGGAACCATAGTTTTTAACCACTCAATAAGTAGTTCTTTACTTCTTCTTCTTAATTGTTTAGCTTTTTTACCTCTCATATTTTATCTCATCTACTTTTGGTGGATTAGGTGTGTCGGTAAAATAAGTCAATCCTTTTGCATACTTAAACACTCGTAAGCCTTGTCCATCATTTGCATCTTTGTGACACTCAAACTTATGTCTACAATAAGTACATTCTCTAGGTAATTTCATATTACCAGATACACCTTCAGGTATAGTATTATAACATAAGTCAGGGGGTGTGTCAAGGGCTATAACATTTTTAACATCTTTTATTTTCTTCTTAATATTTGGCTTGTCAAAGTTAGATGGTTTAAACAATGCTAACTCTCCATTCTCTTTATTAAGAGCTAAAAAAGCACCATTTTTTGTACCCTCTGCTGCTTCATATCCTGTAAGCTGTGCCATATAGCCAAAGGTATCTTCTTCTGGTAGTGTGCCATCTTTAAATTTTCTAAATCCATAACCAGATGCAGTTTTAACATCAACCACTTCGCCATCTATGATACAATCCATGTGACCTTTAACACCACTAACTTGTACTGACTTTTGTTCGCCCTCTACTTTATGACCAGATAATCTTACTAAAAATAAAACAATCTCTTCTAATAAATGTCCATATAAAAACTTTATAAAAACTGAGGGTGGTATTTTCTCTGGTTCTTTATCCGACTTTATATCAAACCAAAGTTGTCTAAGTGGTCTGCCAATATTAGACATTCTTAACTTTTCATTACTACGAGGCTCTGGGTTTGACCACTTTCGTAGTATGTCTTTCATTGACTCCCCAAACTTGTCAATGTTCTCCTCTTTAATGTCTAATGAACCACCCTCGCCAAGGACAGATAGTTTTTCATATATATCTTCTACTAATGTATCTAGTGTTTTTTTACTCATCTTTTAGTTCTTTATATGATTTTACCACATCAGTTGAAAATAACTTTAACAGATTTACAAGATACATACGACTTGCATTATTGTCGCCACCTGCTACACTTTTAAAATAATCTAACTTAGAAACTATTTTCTTTAATGTAGAAGTTTTAAATACTAATGTGCAATATTCATCTTTACCAATACAAAGATTATGAAACCAATAGTCTGATTCAGTTGCCATAATACCTGATGGTTTATTCCAACACTCATATTCAATAGCTATATTACCTGTCTTTTGCCAAATATCTCTTTCAGATTTAACTTCTATCTTAGCTTTAGAAAATATATCTGCTATTTTATCTTCTCTAATTTGACCATACTCTAAATCTATGTCAAACTTTTTTCTATCTTTCTTAGTGGGTTTCACTCCAATTACCTCCTACTTTGTACTCTCCATCAAGAGGACATCGTAAATTAAAATGTTTGCCTGACTCTACTATTGACTTAACTGCCATATCTCCAAAGAAGTCAGCATACTCCTCTTTTACTTCAACCTGCCATTCATCATGTATGTTAGCAACAAATTTATAATCTATGTTATTACATGTTGCCCACTTGTCTGCTAATGTTAAAGCTTGTTTCATAACAATCGCACCTGCACCTTGTAGTAAACTATTTAAAGATGCATGTGCATTTCTTATATATATCTTTCTACCATCTAAACCTTTGAGATATTTCTTTGTTGCTGCTCTTTGAACTCTATCTCGAAGTGATTTAAATGATGGTTTATTAGCAAAGAAATGTTTTCTAATTCTCGAACCATCTGCTTTATTCCCTCCAACCACTTTGCCAAGTTTTTCATCTCCTGCTCCGTACATGAGGGCATAGATGAATGTTTTAGCCTGATTTCTTGATTTAAGTCCTGCAAGTTTTTGATTAGAGCTGTGTACATCTCCGTTGATAATTTCATTAATAAACTCCTCGTCATTCATGTAATGTGCTAACATTCTTATCTCAAGACCACTAGCATCAATACCTACTAATTTATACCCTTCGTCTACTACCCAACAAGCTCTACACTCTTCACCATAAGGAGAAGCTAGACTAGGAACTTGAGCCATGTTAGGATTTCTATGTGTCATTCTACCTGTTATAGTTCCATTAGGAATAACAAAACCATGCACTCTGTTATCTTCTGAAACTGCTTCAATCCATGAGTCGATTTGTGCTATGCGTTTTTGTAGTAATAAAAACTCTGCTATTAAACCTGCTTCATGGATATGAGTTATCTGAGATAAAGTTTTCTCATCAACTATTGGTTGATTAGTAGGAGTAAATCTTTCAGGTTTCCAACCCATCTCTATAAGATACTCTCCTATTTGTTTTCTTGAGCCTAAATTAAATGGCTCTAGTTTTCTTCTCATAAATGGCTCAAAATCGTTATTGGTTAGGCATGTATTATATTCATCATCTGTTAGACCCCTCTTCGATAATGAGCCATCTTTTTTAATGTAAGGTTTAACTATTCTATCATCAACCCATCTAGGCTTAAATGTTTTATGAACTTCATCTTCTACACTTTGTAATCTTTCTCTTAATTGTGCAAGTAGTAAAGTAGCAGACTTACTATCAAAGCTAAATCCATTTATCTCTTGTTGATTCATTATTTTTGCTACTTGATGTTCTAAGTCTACACTTTCTTTTGAAAAACCTTTTGACTCTATTTGTAATCTTTTGTAAACTAAAGTATTCAGTTGGACATCTCTAACACAATAGTTTAACATCTCTGTTGAATAGTTTTGGTAATCCTCAAACTCTATCTTGCGATATGATAATCTATAACCCCAATTATCTAAGCTATGTCCTCCCTCTCTTGTTGGATTAAACAACCTAGATAATACTAAAGTATCTACCACATTGTCTGTAAGTTTAATATTACCAAACTTTTCAACCATAGGTATATCAAAACCTAAAACATTATGACCTATCAACTGTTCAGCACTTTGTAAAAACTTATATCCCTCTTCTAGTTTATCAGGAGGGAACTTATAAATTTTATTAGTGTCTATATCTTGTGCTACAATACACCATATCTTAGTAGCATTTAGGTCGTCTGTTTCTATGTCAAATATTAATCTCAAAATGCATCTCCTTGTTCAGATTGTAAATCATCAAAATCATCTACAACTTCTGATAACCTGCCTGTATCTCCATCATATAATAAATGAGTAGCAAGTCCTACATCTCCTGTGTATCTTGATTTTAGTATTCTAACTTTTGTTGTTCTTGACTCTTCAGGGTCAGTAGCCTGTTGATTTCTTTCTAAAGCTATCACACAATCGGATAACTGTGCTATACTATTAGAACCTCTAAGATGTGATAAGCTAACTTGTATGCCATTCTCATGTCCTTTATTACCATCAACTCGTCTTAGATGAGATACTAATATTATACCTGCACCTGTTTCTTCAACCATACTTCTTAGTCTAGTCATAATATTATCTATGGCTCGTCTTTCATCGCCCTCAGATGTTGCACTAACTAGCATGTGTAAGTGGTCTACTACCACCCATTTACAACCACACCCTATAATCATAAATCTTAGTTTAGAAAATATCTCATCTATATCTGTTGTGCCAAAGTGAGCATGAACCCAAACTCTGTTTTTATTATCGCCATCATAGAGTATATCAAAAAACTTATCTATATCATCTGTGCTAAATTGTTCTCGTATCTGGTCAATGTAAAGTCTGGCATTAGCCTCAATAGATATAATACCATCTATTGTTCTTCGCCAATCTTCTTCTAAAGCTATGACACCTACATTGTCCTGCGTAGTTTTTATTAAGTGATGCTCTAACTCTCTTGTGACACTTGACTTACCTAGTCCTGTGCCACCTGTTAAAGTAACTAACTCTCCTTGTCTAAGTCCATATAACTTTTTGTTTAGCCCTTCCCAAGGATAAGGGACACTCTCTTTCTTTTCTCTGTTGTGAAACTTATCTCTAGTTTCAGAAACATTTATAACTCCACTAGGAGTATATGTTTTTGCTGACCACCATGCCTCAACAAACTCTTTATGCTTATTATTTTTAAGCATATCATTAGGGTCTTTCCACCCATTAGGCATTGTCATTATCTTACACTTGGCAGGTTTAAATAGTCTTGCAACTTTTACTGATGCTTCTTTACCTGCTTTGTCATTGTCAAAGGCAATAATAATATTTTCAAACTGCTCTAAAAACTCTAGGCTTTCTTTAACATCTTTTTCTGCACCTGCTGACCCTCTTTTAATTGATACTACTGCCCACTTACTACCTAGTAATTCATAGGTCGCCATAGCATCACATTCGCCTTCGGTTATGGTTATATACTTAGCTTGTTTAAATAACTGCTGCCCAAATAAACCTGTGTTCTCAAATGAGCCACTAAGATAAAATCTTTTGTCTTTTGAGTATCTAGTTTTAGTAGCACTTAATTCGTGTCCATTATAGTAAGGATAGAAATGTTGAATAACATCTCCTGCCTTATCATGTAGTGCAGTCACACCATACTTCTGTGCTGTTGCCTTACTAATTCTCCTATCGGTCAAGTCTGCAAATGTTCCTTGACCAACAGGATTATCGTAAGAAGATTTTTTTGTAGTAGTTTCCATTACACTTTCCCCATTAAATAATTTATTATAATCAGGCATAAACTCGCCACAACTAAAACATTTAGCAGAGCCATCGGTGTTTATACCTACTGCATCGCTAGAATTACATAGTGGGCAAGGTTGATGCACCTTGTCAAATCCATTATTCATGCCACCCTCCATAGTGGTTTACTTATTATTATCCTCTGACTTGGCATCAGTTTCTACCAATGCCTCATCAGTTAATAAAGGTCTTAATTCTTCTTGTAGTTTATCGTTAGACTTTTGTAAAC